CGCGGGGCGTCGGCGGTCTCGACGTTCCGCTGCTCGAACACCGCCTCTTCGATCAGCGGCCGCTCGTGGATGACCTCCACGCCGCCGGTCGCCAGCAGGGACTTGGCCGGGCCGGTCGGGTACTCGATGACGGCTCCCCGCGTGTAGCCCATCATGGACCGCGTGAAACGCAACAGGACGTGGTCAGGACGTGGCACAGCTTGCCTCCCCGTGTTCAATGCTTCCCCAGGCCTCGGCGGGCCGGCGCCCGCCCTTGTTCCAATAGCTGCTGGGCGTCTGGTAGACCGGCTTCAGGTCGCGCCCCGGCCACGTGATCTTGAGCTCGGCGTGGCCGATGGCGATCTGCGGTGCCACGGCCAGTTTGTTGCCGGCCCGTTTAAACGCCTTCCAGAAGTGGATGTCCGGGTCCACGCGATGCACGTTGTCGCCCGGCGGGGCATCGCCCCAGTGCCCATCCGGCCGCGGCGTGCCGAGGAACCACGGGGCCGGCGTCCGCTTCAGGGCCTCGCTGCGAATCAGCGTGCAGCCAAAATGGGCGGTATCCACCGGCTGCACCACGGCCTCAAACCACGAATTGGGCAGCTGCACAACGCCGATGCTGCCGTCGTGCCCCTCGGGCGTGAACATGGGGATGCCGTCATCCCTCTTGGTCTGCAGCGGGGCGACGGCGTCGTAGCCCGACACCAACGCCGCCGTCATCAACCGCTGCACCGTGTCGGCCTCAAACACCGTGTCGTAGTCGATGGTCAGAATCCACTCCGTACGCTCGACCATCTCAACCAGCACCCTGTCCAAACATTGTTCCCAAAATGCCCCAGTGAATTTTGTTGGCCGAATGCCCAGCGGCCCCAAAGACGACATGACGCAGAAGTAGTTGTCAGTAAATGCCAGACGAGGCAGGCTGAAAGCCGCCTCTACGGCGATCTCGTGCTCGACGTTGCCAACTCGGACTTTCACGATGCGGCTCCTATAAACGCCAAACGGGCGGCCGGGCGAACCCAGCCGCCCGCTGTGGGCGTTCTCGCATGCCGGTCAAGTGTCAGACGCTGGCGACGTTGTTGACGTTCGCCTCAGAGGCCGTCGTCGCGTGCTGCTCGCCCTTGCTGAGCCGAGCGGACGAGATGACCGCAACCGTGGTGCTGGGCGTCACGCGGACCGTCAGGTACCGGCGGCGGCCACGCAGATCGACGTTGAACCGGGCGATGGCGCCGATGTCGGCCCCGGTGCTCGCCCCGGTCGAGGCGATCGTAAAGTCCGTGCCGCCGACCAGGCCGGAAACGTTGGAGCCGGTGGCCCCCGACGTGTCGGCCTCGCTGACCCGGAGCACGTTGGCGATCGACACGTTGCTCGCCGTGAACGGCGAAAACAGCACGTCGATGCTGGCGTACTTGAAGCCGGCGGTGTCGATCTCGTGCGTGAACGTCGCGGTGGCGGCGATGCTCGCCGAGTGCTTGGCAACGCTCTTGGTACCCGCTGCGTGGTTCATTGGTCAGGGTTCTCCAGGGATGGTTCAGGTTCAGGCGAGCTTGAGGGCGACCACCGGCCCGGCCTCGGAGTTGGTGCCGAGCGAGTGGTGGTTGATGTCCACACGGTAGGTGACCCGCCACGCGGTCTGATCGACCTCGAAGTAGCGGTCGGTGCTGGACGCGATCTGCATGTCGCCCTTGTTCGCCATGATGGACGAGAGCGACAGGTCGCCGACGTAGGCGTAGATCTGATTCGTGATCGGAGCCGACCGCATCTTCAGCACCCACACGACCGGCAGGCCGAGGAACGTGTTCGGCGTGCCCTGGGCGAGGTTCGCCGCGGTGTTGCCGCCGGCAAGAGCCCCGACCGTGCCGCTGCCCACGGTGCCCGAGCTCAGCATCATCCGCTGCACGCTCTGGTGGTAGACCGCCGGGTGCATGTACCAGGCGGACGTGCCGATCGCGTACCGCGGCAGAGCAGCGAGCGCCCGCAGGTAGTCATCGATATCAAGCGTTGCCAGCGTGGTGTTGCCGCTGGCCGCCGACACCACCGACGCGGTGTGCGTGCCGTCGTTGATCTGCTCAAGGCCGCGGATGCCGCCGTAAGATCCCAGCGTGCCATCCCCATTGAAGAAGGCATCGTCCAGGGTGCCGCTGATCGTGGTGGCGTATTCCTGCACCAGCCACTGGGCCACCGAGATGGCGTTGTCGGCCAGGAGCTCGTTGCTGACGCGGGTGGCCGCGGCCAGCTTCTTCAGCACCATCTGCACCATCGTCGCGGTCGGGTCGCTGGTCGTAATGGTCGTGTTCTCGCCAAGCCAGTAGCCGGTGACACCCGACAGACGCTTCGGCACCAGCAGGGTGTCCGAGGACATCGTGACCCGCTGGGCGAGGTTCATCGACACCCCGAACGTTTCGACCAGCCTGATGAGGGAATTGCTGAAATCCTCAAAAACCAGGCTGCCGCCGAGCGAGTTGACCTGGCCGCCCATGTCGCGGAACTCGGAGCCGAGATGGTCGGAGCACCACCGGGTGGCCTCGCGGTCGCCGTTGAGGCTCTTGAGCCACTGGCCGCAGCGATGGGCGACCTCGGGCGACTCGAACACGCCGGGCTTGTAGCCGCGGTACGAAACCGGCTCGATGCGAGTCTTCATCTCGGTGGTCTCCACGGGGGCCGGAGCGGCCCGGTTCAGAACCTTGAGCAGTTCGGCCTTCTTGGCCTCGCGAGACTCTTCCTTGGCGATGGCGGCCTTGATCCGCTCGGCCTTGGCAACGAGCGCGTCGTACTGGACCTGCCGGGCCTCGACCGCCTGGACCGCGGAACGCTCGCCGCCCTCTGCCTGCGTGCCGTCGGCGCTCTCGCCGGCCTCTTCGGCTTCCCCCTGCTCATCGAGCAGGTCAAGCTCCGCGAGCGTTGAAGCGAGTTCGTCGAGCAGTTTCTTGACGCGGCTGGCAGCCATGTGCGGCGACTCCTTGTGCGGTAGGTGTGATGACCTACTCGCACGGTAGAGCCGCAGGTGCCGCTCCTTGCAGAAGGCAGGAGCGAGTTGTTTCCTACTTAGGAAACGTCGCCGCGTCGGCGAATGTGATCGCTGGGAACGACACTGCGTTCACGGGCACCGCATTTCGGGCACTTGAGGTACCGAATCTGGTACTGCCCGGCGGCGCACGATCGCACCACACCAAGCCGCGCCCGCTTACAGCACGAACACGAATCACCCGACTTGACGGCCATGCTGCCTCAGAAACCTGCGGATCGCCGTTTCGGTCTTCGCGTCCCGTCGAAGAGCCGGCAGCGTCAGCGCCGGTCGGTGCGATTGTAGAAACCGCTCATAGGACCGGACGGCCACGCCGGTCGTCGCTTGCTCGTACGCCGGCGTTAGCACCGGGGAAACGTCGTAGACGCCTTCCACCGTGACCACGCTCCGCAGGGCCGTGCCGTCCTCGTCTTTGCCCCACGATTCCTCGCCGATCACGAAGGCGAAGCTTGAGCCCCAAACGTCACCGCGAGAAATCAGCGTGGTCAGATCACGCCCCAGCTGCGTGTCGGGCACCTCGACCGAGTACCGCATGCCCTCGTCGTCCGTATCCACGGACAGCGTGCCGCTGCGGGTGGAACCCAGCACGTAGTTCGGATCGTGGTTCCACAGGGCAACGACGGGGTGCGACTGCTCCTTCAGAGCCCGGGTAAACGCACCCGGCAGGATTTGCTCGCGGAACGTGCCGAGCATCGTCGAGCGAACGTTGTATTTGGCGGCGTAGCCGCTGATGTACGCCTTGCCGGCGTCCCGGGTTTCCATCGTCAGCGGCAGGGCAACACAGCGGCGTTCAAGGTTGTCCATGGTCACTTCTTCCTGTTGCGGCGTGCTCGAGCGGCCGGCTTCGCGGGTGCGGCGTCTTGCTGTCCTTGCCCGGCAAGCAGGGCATCGGTGTAGGACTGCGGAATGTTGTCGGCCGGGGCAGGCAATTCGCCAACGCCCCCGGCCGCCGTCGCCGCGATGCCTTGCATCGTGGTGAGGTTCATCTGCATGTACCGCTGGTCACCCTCGGGCCCGATCGGGTTCATGTTAAGAACCTCGCGGGCCTCGTTGACCGAGTAGATGCCGAGATTCATCATCGAAGTCAGCCAGTTCGCTTGGGCGGCCAGGTCGCCACGCAGCAGCCCACGGGTATCGAACTCGGCGAAGTACACGTCGTCCTGCACGACGAGATCCCGCGTGATCGCCGACTCCCAGCGGCGGAACCACGGCAGGAGCGTCTGCTGCACCAAGTCGATGGCGGCCTGCTCTTGGCTGGCGTAGCCCACCTTCGTCTTGTCCTGCACGTACGACGGGTCCACCCGGTACGCCCGGCAGATTTCGATGACTTGGTACTGCCGCGTTTCCAGAAACTGGCTGGCCTCGTTCGTGCTCTGCACGTCCTTCCAATGCACGCCTTGCGGGAGCACGGCCGTACGGTGGGCACGGTCTGCCCCTCGGTGCATCCGCTCAAACTGCTCGCGGAGCCGCTCGGCCGTTTCCACCGTGATCGGGTTGTCGCTTTCCATGAGCCCCGACAGCCGGCAGGCGTTGCCGAAATACGCGCCGCCGTGCGTCTCCAGTGCTTGGGCCAGGGCGATCGCGTCCCGGCTCAGCGTGATTGGCAGCATGCCCGACACGCCGTCGTTCGACAGCCACCGCAGGTGGAAAATCTGATCCTGCCGGTAGATGGTCTCTCGGCCGTTCTGCTCCCGGTAGCAGTACCGCAGCGTGCCGTCCTCGAGCTGCTCGGCCTTCATGCGGCTGGGGTGCAACGGCCACAGCTCGGTGACGGCCCCGGCCTTGCCGCTACGGATCTCGGCGAAGGCATTGCCGTAGAGCAGGCAATGGGCCGTCAGCATCTCCCTGAACTCGAAGGATGTCTGCCAGCCGTTGGGTTGCTGCTGCAGGAGCCGGTACAGCGGCAGATCCCGGGCACGCTCCTTGCCGCCCTCGGCAAGCCGGCGGTACAGGTGCAGCGGCACGGTGGCGACGTTCTCGGCGATCAGCCGCACGCAGGCCAGCACCGTCGAGCACTGCATCGCCGTCTCGGGCGTGATCCGCATGCCAGACGGGCCGCGGGCAGGCGAGTCGTTCCAACCGTCGCCGTAGGTGCCACGCAGGTCGATGATGCGGTAGCCCTTGTCGTCGGCGTTCTCGGCGTGAGCGATCATAGTGCGATGATGTCCCAGTTCTGTTCAGGAGCAGGTGCCGTCGCCGCCTGCCAAAGCCCGATTGCCATGACCAGGGCGACGATGCCGTCTATCCGTTCGGTCGATTTGGCCTTGCTTGGTTTAATGTTGCCGGCTGCCGAGTCTGTCTGAATCGCCACGTTGCTGGCCTGCCACGCGAGCACCGGGTGCCCGCCGTGCAGGAACTTGCCGCTAACGACCCAGTTCTCAAGTTGCTTAGACGGCCCTGACAAAGACGCATATCCCTGCCGGAAGTTTTGCACAGGAAGCCCATCTGCTTGCAGTAACTGCTGCCCCAACTGGGCGCTGTTCCACGGGTCCAGTCCGATCCCGCGAACACGGTATTTGGCGCAGATTGCGTTTATGTCACGCCGCAGCTGCTCGAAGTCCGTAACGTTGCCGTCGGTCATGTGCAGATGCCCCTGCCGCTGCCACGTCAAATACGGCACCTTGTCTCGCCGTTCCCGCTGGTGTGCGTTGTCGCTCGGAATCCAGAAATGGGGCTCAATCCAGAACGTGCCGTCGTCCAGCGGGAACAGCAGTACGAACGCCGTGGTGTCGTACGTCGTGGCCAGGTCGAGCCCGGCCCAGCACTCCCGGCCGGCGAGATCCACCGGGCAGGCACCGTTGCCCTGGGCCCAGTGATCCATGCGGAGCCAGCGTTGGTCTTGCTCAACCCACTGGTTCAAGTACAGCGTCCGAAAAGCGTTTTCATACGTGGGCATTTCCACCGCTCGAGCACACTCGCTGCGGAGAAAGTCGAGCTTCACAGACACGCCCAAATTTGGATTGCACCGCGCCCACACCTGCTCGTCCTTCCAATCGGCCGCGATCGGGGCGGCGTAGATCACCGGCAGGAAGGTCTCGTCTTTGACGGCTCCGTCTCGCACGGCCTCGGCGTACTTCCACACCTCCCAGCAAACGCTTCGCCGGTCGTACCCGGCCGTGGTCAGCGCCACCGTCAGCGGGTTCCGCCGCGCCCCCTGGCTGGAGATCATCACTTCCCACATTTCGCGGTTGCTGACGTGGAGCTCGTCAAACACCACGGCGTGTGCCGAAAGCCCGTGCTGAATCCCAGCCTCGGCAGACAGGGCCTTGTACGTGGCGTGCGTTGACTCACGCACGATGGCGTTGCGGTACACCTTGAGGTGCTGCGACAACGTCGGCGACTGCTCGACGGCAATCTTTGCGGTATCGAACACCAACCGAGCTTGGTCACGCGACGCAGCACACGAATAGACCTCGGCCCCCGGCTCCTGCTCCATCAGGCACCTGAGAGCGATGCCCGCCGCCAAAGTCGATTTCCCATTTTTGCGAGGCAGGGCCAGCAGCGATGTGCGAACCACTCGCCGGCCGGCACGCTCGCGGAACAGCGACCAGACGTATCGCTTCTGCCACGGCTCAAGCACGAACGGCTTGCCGCCGAGCTCGCCCTTGGCGTGCGTCAGGTGTTTCTCGAAGAACCGGACGGCAATGCAGGACGAACAGTTCCAGCACGGCTTTTCAGCCGAACATCTTGCGGTCTTCGTCGTCCTGCACGGCTTGCGGCTTTTCGACATGGAGCGATGCCCTGGCCGATGGGTTGAGCCCGAAGTCCTGTTCGAGTTGCCGCAGCTGCTGGGCAAGTTTGTGGGCAATCGAAACCTCGGGCCGCTGGGCGATGTACTTGACCTCACCACCGTCGTTCAGGATCGGGTAGGTGTCGCCCTCGGCCTTGAGTTTGGCCCGGGTGGCAAGCCACCACTCGTATGTGTCGCAGTACCGGGCCAGCGCCTCGATGTCGGCCTGCGTCATCACGCGGACCGACTGCAGCAGCGGCAGCAGTTCACGCCACCGGGCGGCCGCCACCTCGCCGAGGTGATGCGGCATGGCCACGCCGCCGATGGGCGGTTGCGGTTCGTCGGAGCGGACGACCCGAAGGGTGCCTCGGGCCTGGCGGACGGCTGTCGGCGTTTTGGGCGGACCACGCTTGCCCATGACCTACCCCCTTACAAAAACTCGCCGCCGTGTACGCATGCC